CAAGCTTCAGACTCTGTGGTCTTCTCAGACTCTGCGAGTCCAACAGCTACTTTAGAAGCTCAAGCTTCAGACTCTGTGGCCTTTTCAGACTCCGCAAGTCCAACAGCTACTTTAGAAGCTCAAGCTTCAGACTCTGTGGCCTTTTCAGACTCTGCGAGTCCAACAGCTACTTTAGAAGCTCAAGCTTCAGACTCTGTGGCCTTTTCAGACTCTGCAAGTCCAACAGCTACTTTAGAAGCTCAAGCTTCAGACTCTGTGGTCTTCTCAGACTCTGCGAGTCCAACAGCTACTTTAGAAGCTCAAGCTTCAGACTCTGTGGCCTTTTCAGACTCCGCAAGTCCAACAGCTACTTTAGAAGTTCAAGCTTCAGACTCAGTGGTCTTCTCAGACTCCGCAAGTCCAACAGCCTTCGCTGATATAGCTTCTTCAGACTCTGTGTCTTTCTCAGATTCAGCATCTCTACAAGCTACTGCTAATCTGTCGGCTACAGACTCCGCTTCCTTTTCTATCTCAGCCAATCTTAGCTCAAATCAGACAGTGGCTGTTTTCGACTCAGTAGTATTTTCTAGCATAGCTAATCTTATAGCAGATGCTGATCTATCAATAGCTGACTCGGTAATTTTCTCAGACTCAGCCAATATAGAAGGTATCTACGAATTAGCTTCAGCTGATTCTTTAATTTTCTCTGATAGTACTACTCTGATTGGTATAGCAGAAATTCAAGGTGTAGATACTCTAACATTCGCTGATTCAGCTACTTTATCTACTCTTACTTCTCTGAGTTTAACTGATTCTCTAGTATTCTCTGACTCGGCTAATATAATAGCTACAGCTGATCTATCAATTACTGATTCTGCGGTTTTTGTTTCAATAGGAACCTTATCAGCTGGTGGAACACTAACTAGTTCGGATTCGGCCCAATTTACTGATTCAGCAACTTTAACTGCTACTATAGAAGTTGTAGCTACAGATAGCGTTATATTTACACTATCTAATCCAGCTCTGGTGTCAGATGCTCTAATTGTATCCGATCAGGTAGTATTTACAGACCTGGCCCAAGCTACAGGCACCTGGGATGCTGTAGCTTCAGACTCGGTGTTGTTTGTAGGGAGTGCCACCTTATCAACTATTAAACAGCCGACAAGTTATGGCACTAGAACGGTGGGAGTATATAACACAACTACAGAAGCAGATACTGTTATAGTGAATGTAATCGAAGAAGTCTCAATTATTAGAAGGCTTATTTAAAAATATCGCCCCAGTTTCCTGTAGTACTGGCTTTGGCGTACTCAGTAGAGCGCCCTTCAAAAAAGTTCGTATGCTCTACTGCGTTAACCATGTAATCAATCCACTCTAATGGATTAGCCCCAGAATTGAATATTTTTTTCATTCCTAGTCCATTAAGTCTTTTATCTGCTATATACCTAATATATTCTTTCACTTCCTCAGGTGTTAGGTTCGGTATTGTACAATTAGAAAACGCTGTATCAATAAAAGCGTTTTCTAACTCAACTACTCTCTCAGCAGCACAGTAGATTTCATACTTTAACTCGTCATTCCAAATTTCAGGGTTTTCTCTGACATACGTTTTAAAGAGTTTTGACATACTTTCTACATGTAGACTTTCATCTCTTATAGACCAAGTAATGATTTGCCCCGCATTCTTCAACAGATTGTGTCTAGGGAAATTAAGTAGTATAGCAAAACTACTAAATAACTGAACTCCTTCTGTGAAGCCACTGTATACTGCGACCGTCTTAGCTATATCCTTCTTACTACTCATATTAAAATTAGTCAGGTACTCATGCTTATCTGACATAGACTGTATTTCTAAAAACATCTGATACTCGGATTCATCGTATTCTAACGTATCTATAATTAGAGCATACGCGTGTTGATGAACTGCTTCCATATTGGCGAAAGAAGCTAACATCATCCTTATTTCTGGGGGCTGAAAAGTAGGTAAATAATGCTTAGCATAACCACAACAAACATCTGTGTCACTCTGCACAAAAAATCTAAATATTTGAGTCAACAACCTCTTTTCGTCAGCACTTAATTTATCCCTAAAGTCTTTTAGGTCATCAGCCAAAGGTACTTCTAGGGGGCTCCAGTGCATTTGGTTTTGTAGTTCATATGCTTGAAAAGCCCATTCATAGTCAAAGGGCTTGTAATAACTTCTTTCTTTAGTTAGCATTTTTATAATTCTCCCATTCTTCCGGCATTTTGCTTCCTTTTATAGAGTTTTCTGTAGAGGTTAAGATTTGCCAGTTTTTATACCAATGTAGTCCTCCATTGGTTAAAGGTACTATATGATCTATATGGTATTTTTGTTCTGTTATTTGTTCTAATTCTCTGCACTGTTCAATCATTTCTTTATAAATAAAATCATCTAGCTCCCCATACCACCCAGGCACTGCTCTCTTCTCTCTAGCCCTCCTTTTGGCATTTCTTAGCCTCGCTAAGTCTTTATTATCTTTAGCCCATTTAGAGCTTCTTCTGATATCGCACGTTTTACAAGTGAATTGTATATTAGATGACTTATTATTTTTATTAGACCCAAAACTTTGTAAATCTTTTATTTTTGAACAGTCTGGGCAGTATTTTAGTCCAACCTCTTCTAAGACGAAAGTTTTCCACTTAGTGCTAGTTGATTTTTTATTAGTTATATCTAACTTATCTCTAAAGACTGATAACATAACACTTCGATTACATTTTAACGCTACATGAATATTTTTTGCTTCCTCTGATAATATAGCTTCCAGGGCCTTATAAAAGGTGATCTTCTTTCTAGGAAAAATATAACTATTTGGGTTTAAGTGCCTATCCCGTAGAAATTTTATTATAATTCTTTCGCTAGTTAACATTTACTCATTTACTCCTGCTGAATAGTTTATGTGGTAGTACATCTCAAAAGGGTCATCCTCTTCGTAATTACCAAACCTTTCTTTATATATTTCTCTTAAATTACTTTCTTCTGGATTTCGTATGTATGTTTCAAGCTGTTTTACGTATATGTAAACAGCTTGATCTACTTCATATTGTTTATATATTCCAGAAGGCGTTAGTACACTTACATAATACTTACTCATTACTAGCCCTCACAACTTAAGCAGGAGTCTTCTTCAAAATCGAATATATACTCTCGCAGTTTCTCATCAGATATAACCTCAGCTCTCTTAATCGCCTCACTTCGGAGGTAATATAACGTCTTAACTCCTTTCTTCCATGCCCTAAGATGAACGTTATGTAGTTCCTGCTTACTTACTGTAGGCGGAAAAAATAGATTTAAAGACTGAGATTGACATATATACTCTTGTCTATCCGCGGCAAAATCTATTAACCACTTCTGGTCTATTTCCGACGCGGTTTTAAAAACATCTTTCGTGTATTCATCTAAGAAATCAAGATGCTGAACGCTTCCATCATTAGTTATAATAGACTTCCATACTTCTGGGGTATCCATATCTAACTCTTGTAGAATATGCTCAAGATACTCGTTTTTAAGAAGCTCAGACCCTGTCTTACTTTTTTGCACAAAAGCACAACTACGATAAGGCTCAATAGAAGGAGAAGTATTACCACAAATGATACTACTGCTAGCATTAGGCGCAACAGCCAAGAGATGGGCATTACGAACAGTACCAGTAGAATCATCGGGGCAAGGGTCCCTTTCTTGCGCAAGGTCTCTAGTAGCTTTTTCTGCCTCTGCTTTGATATGAGAAAATATGCGCCGGTTAAGACCTTGTGCCATAGCACTCTCAAATGGTATGTGGTGTCTTTGAAGATAGGCATGAAATCCTAGTGTCCCCAATCCAATGCTGCGTTCTCTCATAGCACTGTACTTAGCTTTATATAAAGACTCTGGAGCATTCTGAATAAAATATTCTAGAACATTATCTAACATTCTTACTAAATCTGGAATAAACTGCTCATTATCCTTCCAAGAATCAAACTCTTCCAGATTGACACTCGACAGGCAACAAACAGCCGTTCTATCCTCATTAGTAGGCAAGGTAATTTCAGAGCATAGGTTAGACTGATGTACTTTTAGGCCCAGATCTTTTTGAAACTGAGGAAGAGCATCATTTACTGTGTCACCAAACATTAAGTAGGGCTCTCCAGTTTCCATACGATTCTGAATTAGCTTAACCCATAGTGTTTTAGCAGGAACAGTTTTTACTACTTTCTTAGAATTAGGGTCTATTAAGTCCCAGCTATCATCAAATCCTGGCTGAAGGGTGGCTTTCTCTATAAGTTCCATAAACTTATCAGATATGACTACTCCATGATGAAGATTAGTTGATTTTCTATTAATGTCCCCGCCAGTAGGCTTACGAATATCTAAGAATTCTTCTATCTCTGGGTGACTAATATCTAGATATGCTGCATAACTTCCTCTACGAGTAATCCCTTGGGAGAATGCTAGCATTTCTGCGTCTACTACTTTTAGAAACGGAATAACTCCAGTAGACTCACTCCCATGGCTTGTTTTAGCCCCTACTGGACGTAATTCACCCCAGTAACCTCCTACTCCACCACCGACTGAGGAGAGCCAGGCATTTTCTGTATAATGGTCTGTAATACCACCACGACTATCAGGAACGTAATTAAGGTAGCAAGAGATGGGAAGGCCTCTTGATGTACCACCATTAGACAAAATAGGAGTACTAAACATAAACCATAAATTACTAACGTAGTCATACAGTCTTTGAGCATGTGCTTCATCGTCTGCAAAGAAAGAAGCTGCTCTAGCGAAAGCGTCTTGAGGGGAGCTTTCTCCCTCTACCATATATCTATCCTCTAAGGTTTTTATACCAAAGGTAGATAATAGTCTATCCCTATTATAATTAATTTTCAATTAAATACTCCATCAAATTCTTTCTAAAATCAGAAAGATTGTCTTCGCCTATAGCCTCTTCACAGTGGTTTTCTAGGTCCATTAAACTAAAATTTATCATCAATTGTTCGCAGTTTTCATTAAGAGACTGAATATACTTATATTTGCTCTCTATTGGGCAAGAGGAATAAATATCAAATACAGTGCCGTATGTCTCTATTAGCTGTTTTGCTTTTACTGGGCCAATGCCAGCAATACCAGGAATATTATCTCCTGAGTCCCCAATTAAACACTTATATGATATGTAGTGCTCTCTATCTACATCGTAATGTTCATCCCAATTATGAATAGTTGTTTCTTTTCTAGTTACATACGAGAATCTAGAGCAAGTACTATCTACTAACAGGTCCCAGTCTCTATCGCTCGATACCATCCATATATTATAATTAGAAAAAGTTTTAGCGATATAAGCAGCTAAGTCATCCGCTTCCACGTTCTTATATCTACTGACTAGAAATTTATCTTTTAGGGACTCTAATGTGGTTTCATACTCTGAAAAGAAAAGTTCAAACTCTAACTTTTCTTTTTCTGTCTGATCTTTGAACTTTTCTTTTCTGTTTTCTTTGTATTCAGGATAGAGTTCTTTTCTATAGCTTGAGCTACCCCAGTCAGCTGTTATAACCACTTTTCCACAATCATAAGACTTAGCTAAGGACTCTACTGTACGAATATAATCGTACTCAAAATCTAACTTTCCCATATGTTTCCAGCGAAAAGCCAGATTAAGGGCGTCCACCACCAGTATATTACCAGGGTTTTTATCTTTAGACTCTTCCTCTATCATAGAACTTAAACTAGTCATTTAAAAATCTCACTTTTTCTTGTTTTAGCCAGTCTTCAGCTAGCATTATGTAACAGTCCAACCAGTTTATATACATATATTGGTCTAGCTTTTCCGGTTGTATAGAAGAGCCAGCGTATATTTTAGACCTACTATACTTAAATAACAATAGAGGCTTTTGCCCTTGCTGCTCTGATTGTTCACATAGCTTATCCCACCACTTTAACAAATAGTTAGACTTATTTGTAAAAATTTTATCAGTAAGTGGGGATTCTAAATAGTTTTTGCACTCTATACAGAATATATTTTTTCTATTTGGGACATATAAGTCTCCTTTTAAATAAGAGAGAGCCCCTGAATTGGGAACTCTCTCAAAGGGCAGCCCTGTGTGTTTTCGTAATAAATCTCTCATTACATATTCACCTCTGGCCCCTTTTGCTCTGGAATCTACCATTAACCTAAATCCAATCTACTAATGTTTCCAGATTTAGTAATTTCTATTTTAGAAAGTAACGGATGGCTCCAGCCGTGCGATACTAAGTAAGTATTTAGATCTTCCTCAAGTAATACCTCCACTAGCTTCTCTCTTCCTACATCGTCCAAAACATTTATTACCTCGTCAAGGAATAATACATTAATCTTTGAGTGAGATATACTACTCATTAGTTTTCTTATAGCTAATAAGGTAGAAGTATTAACTCTGGCTAGCTCTCCGCTGGAAAGAGCTAGAATATCTACTTCTACTTCATTATCTGTTATTTGTATATTCAGCTTATCATTTGTCACAACAAAAGCTAGTGTAAAACGCCCGCCGGACATTTCTGCTAAATATTCGTTTGTAAGACTTTCTAGCTCTTTCACTAGATTTTCTATCTTATACGCGATTAGGCCGTTTGTGGAGAACGACTTTTTAAGGATTTCCAGATTAGAGTTTATAGCTTTTTCAGTCTCTAACTTTATATTAGCTTCTATAACTTTATCCGTCATCTCTTCGGTTTGTTCTTTAATTACCTCTATTCTTGCATTATTACTAAGAACTTTAGAGTTATATGTCTCAGTATCTTTGATATCAGCTTTAATAGATTTTATTGTTGCAGTTAAGGCTTCAATTTCAATTTGAAGGTCACTTTCATTTTTTATTTCGGACGGAAGATTATTATCAATAGACCTATATAAATCTTCCCATTCTTTAATTGTTTCCTTAACTTTAACTACTTTCAAGTTATGTTCTGTTTTAGCTTTCAGCTCTTCAGTATGCTTTACTAGACTTTTCTCTTTCTCTTCTTTTCTAGAAGTTTCCTGCCTAATTAGAGAATCTCTAAATTCAGGGGATATGTCTTGCTCGCATGAATGACATTTATCTTCTAGTCTATTCATCTTCTGAATAAGATCAGCACTAGCTTTTATATCAGCTTTTAAGCCTCCAATAATTCCTTGAATCGTATGAACCTCTACAGGATCTGAAAACTCTCTGTTTCTTAAAGACGTTATATTTATTTGGCTCAACCGCTCTTTATGTCTATTATTCGCAGAAATTTTTGAATTTATTTCATGGATATTTTTAAGCTCAGCCTGTAAAGAACGTAAAGTATTCTCTTCTTCTATCGGGCTATTTGGTACAATTTTTGGGGTCTGTACGTCACTATTGTTAAGTTTATTATTTTTAAGCCACGATTCCAAAGTATCAATTTCAGCTTGTATCTTTAATAGCTTATCCGAGCTTTCTTTGCTAAGAGTTTTAAATACCTCAAATAACTCTACATATGCGTCTAAATTCAATAGCTCTATTAGGAACTTCTTTCTATTAGTATCTGTAGCAGTTAAAAATTGTAAGCTAGAGTTAGTATTTTGGTATACAATCTGAGAGAATGTCTTAAATTCTATTCCAATAAGCTCTTGAATCTGCTTATACGTATTTGTAGCAGTATGACTAGAAATATCTTCTCCATTTTGTAGTAATACTACTTTAGAAGAGGCACCCTTTCTACGTACATCTATTGTGTAAGATTCACCATTCTTATCAAACTCAAGACTAATATTATACTCATTTCCTATATTTCTATTAGGAATATCAGCCTTCTTTACTCCCTTTGAGTTCTTATTATATAGTACTTCTTCCAATATTAGAGGAATTGAAGACTTGCCCACTCCATTAGTACCCAGTACTTGAGTCAGCGTATTTGAAGTCAGGTCAAGCTCGTTTCCACTTCCATAAGAGAAACAATTATCCCATCTCAATGTTTTTAGTACTATCACTAAAGGTTCCTATTATGTTGTTGACTTTTTCTTCCGGCAGCTCTAAAATGAAAGTTAGATATTCTGAGAGTTCTTCTACTATCGTCATATCTTTTCCTAGCATCAATGTTGCTTCAGTACTACGTTTAATTACCTTTTTATCTAATAGATCAGAGTTTTGTACTTTAGACAGATCCTCTAAATCCCCTTCTATTTCATATATAATATGATCGTAAATACCAGGAACCATTTCTTCACTAGAGGTTACAGTTTTTCGTATTAACTGAGGTAGCTTTAATTCCTCCCAGTACCACTCCCAATCATCTCTAATTACTATAACCCCAGTTTGTACTTTACTTCTATGAAAGCTAGTAGTCATAGGACTTCCAGGATAGACTATATTGCCCTGACAATTATCATGCGAATGTAAGTCTCCTGCAAATACTACTGGAAAGCGTTCAAATCTAGATAGATCTACTTCTGGAGTTACGTGTGGAGGTATAGCTCCACGTACGTGTGTAAAGACTGGTAAGCTTGTATTTAATTCTTCAATAGAGCCCTTTACGTGCAGATGAGAGTAGGGAAGAATAGAGAATCTCATTCCATTATCTTCCATCTCTACAGGTTCTGTAATGATGGTCACGTTATTATTACATATACGAGTAGCTTCCACTAAATGAGTAAAGAAAGTTTTATTCTTTCTTGTAGCCTCATGGTTGCCTGAGTATATTAAAGTAGGAATACTACATTTAGATATAAACTCAAAATAAAGCTCTAATTCTTCCATAGTGGGAATTCTATCAAATAAGTCTCCACCGATTATATGTAGATTAACGTCTTTTTCTAGGCGGGCAATTTGATCAAAGAAGCCCCTATATCTGGCAATCGCCCATTCCTTTGGAATATTCTTCTGCCCTAATTTTAAGTGAATATCAGCACTAAATAATATGCTCATTAACTATATTCCGTATCATTAATTGTTTTTATTCTCATCCCATAAATCTCAAAATTCTCTGGGTCTTCGTCATAAGGTAAATCCTGCCCTGCATCCTTAGCTCTTTTCATAAAACTATCCCATTCACTTCTGTAGATAATAAAGGGACCTTCTGGTAGTCTTCCAAACTCCTCTATAAAGTCTCTTCTAGCCTGTCTAACTCTAGTGATTAAAACGTCACTATACATAATGTATATGTACAGGCTTTTCCAATTTTCTCATATTAAGTATCATATTAGAAGTACCGTTGCTCTTGCCGTCCCAGACAGCTATTAGAGAGTCGGCATATTCCGCCATCTCTTGGTTTCTTACTGGCCCAGCAACTTTACCATACTTGCTCCAGTTAGCGGGAAATGACTTTATAGGAATTTCGTTTTTCATAGCATACTCTTCTCCAAAAGTATCAACTCCATTAGCCTTACCACTTACTATTTCTGAAATAGTAAAAGTAGAGGAAGCAATAGCTTCCTCTACATCAGAATAGCTAATCCCTTTTCTGGAACCGGCTATTATCACTATCATGAAATGTCGAATTCCTTACCGATAGTAGGGTCCACATTCTCTTCCTTTGAAGAAGAAAACATTTTGTCTAGGAACTCTTTTTGAGCATCTGCTGTTGGTCTAGGAAGAAGCTCATCTATAGGAGTCATTTCAGCTACAGCTGCTTTTTCTTCATCCGTAAGAGGTCTTTTACCATTCTGACACTTTAATGCTTGAACGGTATATTCCACATTATATACTTGTGGGCCTGTCTTTTCACGTTTAAAATGCACGTCCCCGATTACTTCTCAGTAGTCGACAGACTATATCTTATCAAAATTTCTGATTTTCTACTCATAGAGTAGGGGTTATAACAGAACATCTTAGCAAAAGATTCAACAGTACTCTTTTTCTTAGAACTAATTCTGGCTTTCCCTTCTCTTCTGTAGATATTCCAACCTAAAAAAGAATTAACTTGGTCTAAAAAGCTATATTGGTTAATATGTAACTCTATTTCTACTTGAACAGTGTTTCTACCAGCTACTTTGGAAACTGAACCGTCGCCATTAAATAACCCTGTAACAAAGTAACCCATAAATTCCTGACTATTTTTTATCCATTCTGGTATAGTATAGCAACTATAGGTTTTATTTGGAATTAAGTTAGTAGTTTTTTTAACTTTTTCTAAGTATCTATGGTCTTTAGCTGTAAAAGTGTAAAAAAGTCTTCCATCAGGCTTATTTATAATATTTAAGTTAGACCCAAAATAGTCACAACAGAACTGTATTAGTTCTATATCTTTAGATACTGCGCTTATAGCCCCTTCTTTAGATATATTACCATCTGCCACTAAATACCCTATTATATAAGCTGTTTGCTTTGTAGGCTGTAATAACTTTTCAAAAGTTGCTTTTCTATGAGCTTCTTTTAAATTTATATTGCCGTTAGTTACCAAACGCATTTGTATATTTTTAGGTATATACTTTCTAACTGTTTGTGGAGCTTTTCCTATAGAAGCACAAGCTTTAACAAACCCTACTCCTTTGTTAGCCAAACTTTCTAACTCTTGAATTTCTTTTATAGTTAAAGGTTTAGAATTAGTCTTATATCCAACTAAGTTAAAATATTTCTTTCTAGCCTTTATTGTAGTAATACTACACTCAAAATAATTGGCTAATTGTTCGTTTGTATAACCAGAGTCCAATAGAGATATTAGTTCTTCTTTAGTAATATTTTTCAATTTTGATTTTCCCGTTTCGAGCTTTTTTAGCCCTACTCTTTTCAGATAGTCGTTGAACCTTGCCCATATATAATAACTTAGGGCCTTGGCTGCTGATTGTCTAATCCTAATATTTTCTTGCATTCGCGCTTACCTTTTCAAGTTACGCTGTAGCTATTAGGCTCTAAAGATATTCCAGCAATTAGAGAAATTTATACTGGGCAGGACTTATGCTGCATACCCAGTTTCAGGATCTGTCGGGTCTCCTAAACCCTCCTTAGAAAGATTGATAATTTGCTGGAGCAATTTCTTCTTAAGATTGATAATCTTAACTTCTCCAGTTTCTAGGTCGATACCTTGCATTACGTATGCCCAAGAACATTTTAGATCAGGAAAGAAATCTCTTACCCAATCTTTCTCTATGTTAGTAAATGCTTCTTTGTTTCTATCAAAGGATAGGCACTCTACAGGAATGTTCTTGTCATTTTCGCCCTGAATCCAGTAAATGTATCGTGGGACGATGTCTCCTACTAAACGAAGGACATTGTCCCCCATTTTGTATTGATATTGATTTAAAGATGATTTCTGAGCTTCGCCAGATGCTTGGTTAAATGCTACCATTTAGTTTTTCTCCGTTGGTCCTTCTAGCAAGAAGTGAATTTGATTTCCTTCAATACGTAGAAGTCTATTGTTGTCAAGTGCGTCTTTATCAATGGGGGATTTGATTAAGTCTAGGGTTATTTTTCCGGTTGCTTTATACTCTGCGTAATTTCTACGACTTGCGAGCCCCACATATTCGGCAACCTCTTTATAGCCATATTCCTTTGCGCTCAAAGTAAATATAGCTTCCGGGTTGACTAGAAAGTTTTCACCACTCCAGTCAATTCCATACCAATTATATACAACATCCTGTATATTATTGGGTATTCTGTGGTATGTTACATAGTGTAAAATATGCAAAATGGTTTTAGCGTTTCCATTTGCTTTTCTATATATTTTTTTCCATGAAAACAGAACCATAATTATACTATAGAAAATGTACTAAGTCAAGTATTATTTTTTTTATGCTATTGGAAATACTGAACCTTATAGCCCTGGCCAATATAGTGAATCAGTCTGTTCTTAGCCTGAGCTTTTGCTACATTTCCAAGTAAGTTTATATCCACTACTACAGGACTCAATTTGCCTTCTTTCAGTCTAACAATTCTTCCTATAAGCTGAGTTAACAAAGGTTCATTATTTATAGGAGTAGCTAGAATCAGACAGCTTAGTGCATTTACAGATACGCCCTCTGAGAATATAGACTGAGACCCAAAGAGAATTTGCTTCTCTTTCATGATTTCATCCATGTTCTCTCTTATTGCACCATCTGTCTGCCCATGAATATCTACACATATGTCCTCTCCAATTAGCCGAGTACAATAGCGTATAAACTCTACTCTGTCTGACACAACTAGTACTTTATGTCCCTTGGCCGCGTATGTAGTAGCTAAAGTAGATATTAGCTCTCTATAGTCGTGGTTGCGTGTCAACTCATTAATCTTTAGTGCCCAGGGCATTCTATGGCCATCAGGCAAAGCTATTCTAGTCTTTATTATATGAACTGAGGCTTTCATCTTATTTTCAGATGGTGGCTGATACAGTTCACTTCCGAAGTAATCCTGGAATAAAACGTGCTTTCCGTCTTTTCTTTTTATTGTTCCTGATAAGCCTAATTTATGAGTAGCATAGCTCGCATCAATAATTCTTGAGAAAGTTGCACTAGGAACGTGGTGCATCTCATCCATTATTAGGGTTCCAAACTCTTTGGATATTTTAGGTATATTTCTGTAAAGAGTTTGTGTGTTCCCAACACATATCGGCGCATCAAGATCTACTTTACCTGCGCTTATAATACCAGGAGATATGCCTAGAGTTTTTTCTATTTCTTTCACCCACATATTCAGTAGGCTTTTATTATGAACTACTATTAGGGCTTTCTTTCCGAATTTAGTAGCTATAGCTATTCCTGAGAATGTCTTACCCCAGCTCACATCAGCATTGATAATCCCACCAGCTCTAATTTGATTGTATATTGCTTGTTGACTTTCTCTTAGAGTAAATTTAAACTCAGGAAACTCTACTGGAGCAAGTACACGGTTATCAATTATTTCGTAGTCATCTGGTATTAAGTCAAGTCTTCCAGAGGGGATAGATATAAGACCATCCTTTACTCTTGACATATTCTTAATAATCATAGGAGGATCATGAGGAATTCTAGAAGGTATACTATATGTTAATTCTTGATCAATCTCTCTAGTTAGAAAGAAATCAGCATTCATATAGATTCTATTGCTAATTACAGCTTTGTTCATAATGTTGAGTACTTAGTTACCAAATATTCTTTTACTAAATCACTTCTAACTATATCTTCTAAAGAGAACTCAACCAAATCGAAACTTGGCATCTTTCTTATTATCTTTAGAAAATCCTTTAATCCGCTCTGTTCTCTATATTTATTTAAGTCTGACTGTAAAAAGTCTCCACTAAATATTAGTCTGCAATTATCTCCTGCTCTAGTAATTATAGAGTCTAGCTCATGAAAGGTCATATTCTGGCACTCATCAATAACAACAACACAATCTGATAGTGTTAAAGCCCTTATATAAGAAGTAGTCATAAACTTGAGTACTCCTTTATCTTTTAGGCCTTGATAAGCGTCTCCTCTTTGAAAAAGTTCAGTGGCTATTTGACTATAAGCAACCTCATATACTTTAGACTTTTCTTGCTCTGTTCCAGGCAAAAACCCTATATCTCTAGTAGGTACTGCACTTCGTACCATAATAAGCTGCCGGTGTTCACCGTCACTTATAGACTGAAGTCCAAGATACATTGAGATAAAGGTTTTTCCAGTCCCTGCTGCTCCATGCAGCACTAAATTTTTATCGCTCTGAAAGGCTAGTTTCTGGGCCTCTGTTATAGGGCTAATAGGGTCTAAGCTAAAGTTAATTTTTTCGAAAGGTTTTTTGACTTTTTTGGTCATGTACAACTCATATCTTCTTTTTATGAGCAGACTTAAATGTCTCACTGTAATCATAAATTTTCCAAGGATAATCTTTTAAATACAGTATACCTACCCACCCATAATAAGCTTGTGGCGGTCTTGCTATTAAAAAAGGTTCATTTACTCCTTCCGCCCATAGGAGAGATGCTATTTCCTTTTTTTCTATCTTTCTAATCTTTTTGTATTTTACGTGACTAAACACGGTTTTTCGGTAATGAAAAACCTTTCCTCTGAAATCTATAAAGTTTAAATGGCCTGATTTTATTATATCAGCTATATCATATAAGGGCCGATTTAACCTTCTTAGTTTGTGAGGTGAATGGAGTCTACGTTTTCCTAGTGTATCATAGGGCTGATTATGGTCGTCTAATACTAAGCTGCCGTCCATAAGTAGCCCATCTTTATAAGATAAATAATCTGCGCTTATTCTATACACCGGAAAAGTAACATTAGTACTAAGCTGCTTGTAAGTTATACTCGGAACCATACTGCTTCTCAAACTTTCCGAAAGAGTAATCGTCCCCTACATCCATATCGCACCCAATTGGAGTACCTGGAATAGTAAGCCCTCTATCAGTTTGAATATTTCTTAATAGAATCTCTGTATATTCATCTACAAGATCTTCCCTAACTTCGGCTAGAATAGAGTCATGCACAAGAGCGAATATGTGAGCATCTAATTTCTTCTCTTTAATTTCATTATGAGCATCTATAGCTCCCATTAAGTTAATATCTGACGCTACAGATTGTACTAGGAAATTAAGTCCGGAACGAATTTCATGTGCTACTTGACCAGGATTTCCTTCCTTAACATTAGGAAGGCGACGCTTTCTGCCAAAGAATGAATATACAAATCCATTAGAGGCAATAAAGGCGTTATTAGCATCAATCCATTTCTTAAGCTTAGGAAACGCTTTGAAGTAATCATCAATTACCTCTTGGGCCTCTCTAATGGTCATACGACCACCGTCTTGCTTAACCTGTTCTGCAATCTTATGGGCACCAGCCCCATAAAGAATACCAAACGAGATAGCTTTAGCTGCCTGTCTGTAACCCGAATAGAGTTCTGCAACTTCTTCAATTTCACATTCTAGGTTGAACACTTTATGAGCAATTGTAGAGTGAAAATTACCTCCAGATCTGAAAACATCTTGTAAGTTTTCGTCTCCTGATAGTATAGCAGCATAATACATTTCAGCAGTTGTTAAGTCAACCGCTACTATTTTATATCCTTCTTTGGCTTTTATACACCCTTTAACAATTGGATCGTCTCTAGGTATTTGCTGCATATTAAGTTTACCACTAGAGGAAAGTCTTCCAGAGGTAGTAGTATGTAGATTGAAATTAGTGCGTAAATACCCATCTTTATCAAGCTGAGGTATAATCTTATCTAAGTAAGTATTTTTTATTTTACCCTGTTTGCGTACATTTAGAATAAGTTGGGGAATTTCATGCTCTTTTGCTAGAATTCCTAATACTTCCGCATCTGTAGAGTTCTGGCCTGTGCCAGTGGTTTTACCAGTTGGCTGTAGGCCTACATAATCGAATAGTAGGCTGCGTAACTGTTTTACGCTATTAGGGTTGAACTCGCCAGTTATCTCTATGAACCTCTTAACAGACTCATGGGCTTGCAACATATCATTAGCTTCTTGAATCTTGGAGGTCATACGATCTCTACTCCATTCAAGTCTCTCAATATCGAAAGGCACTCCCCAGTCTTGAGCATCTGTTAAAAACCGTACGGCTGGAATAAGTATCTTCTTATAGACACCATATAGGCGGTCATTTTTAACAAGATAAGAGTCAAAAAATTCATAAAGAATAAAAGTTACTGCGGCATCTAGAGCAGCGTAGTCTTTCATTATATCAAAAGGAATCCATTCCCATCGGAAATCATCTTTCTTAATACCATGCTCTTTTCTATACTGGTCCATCCAGTCATACATAGGTTTTTCATAGTCGCCATATTTAGTGTATTTTAGCGCCAAATCCTTAAGACCATGAGTACCAGGAGTTTCCTCAAGCATATAATGCATAAGCATGGTATCTTCGAATCTTGGAAAAGTAAAGTTGAAATGGTACTCTAGCATAGCTAGGTCGAATTTAGCATTATGAAATACTACTACTTTCTTATTGAATATTTCTTGAAACTTTTCTTCTATGCGTTCTGAGATACAGTCTGTATTTATATATGCACCTGTATCTGGGGCACCGGATATAGAAATTCCTATGATATACCCATCTCTAGGGTATAGTCCAGCCGTCTCAGTATCTAGACCAATATATGAATAAGGTTGAGCTAAAACGCCACATAGGTAGTTGTAGGCTTCTTCTTCGTCTTCTATTCCTACGAAGTCGTCCCCATCTGGCTTAAATACAGATTTGGAGCCGGTCACATAACCTATAATATTATCTCTAGACTGTTCCCAGGTGGCCTTTGCTTCCTGCTTAAAATGTATAATAGCTGGATTTATGACTGGAAGGATATTATCTCCTATCATACGCCCACTAAACTTTGTTATAGCAGTTTCTTTAGTAAAGTGCTTTAGTGGCTCACTTCCGACTAGAATTACCCAGTCATATTCGTTTAGGTCTATTTTTAGAGTAACATCCTTCTTAAGGACCTTTTTTAGGGTTTCATCCTGAGATAGGCTGAATTGCTCAAACTCAAAAGAATCTTGAAACAACTGTCTATAGTTGTTTCTACTAGGTTTGGTTTCTATTAGAGCTACTTTAGCTGTCATATAGTTGTCTCTTTAGTTTTGTTACTTCTACTTGTGATAATTTACCTGGGTCCATTCCCTCTGGCATTCTTACAGTTCTTGAGGGAATAGAGAGATCGTCTAGAACTTTCTTGATTTCCCTGGAGCCCTTCTCTCCAGCGTCATCTCCATCAAGCATGATATCGACCCCAGATATTCCTTGCATAGATAAATTAGTGGCTTTATCTGAGTTAAACGAGTTAACTCCAAAAATACAAATAGTATTAGTTAGCCCCTTATCGTGAAGGTTAATCATATCAAATATGCCTTCCACTAAAATAACCCTGCCCTGTAGTGGCATGACTTTTGGGAACAGAGGTAATTGCACATGGGGTGGGTAGTTATAATACTTTTTCTTTAAAGTTCCCGTCTCGTCTCTGCCTTGAAATACTACTATACGTCCTGTTATATCTCGTATAGGAAAAACTATTCTTCCTATAAATTCAGGTTGATGGGATCTAAAGGCTTCGAACTTCACATAAGTTTCAGGTTTGATATTTCTCCAATTTCCAACATAGGGAGTAGCACCTTCAGGTATTTCTTGGCCGATACTATTAGCTCTCACTTCCGCTATCTTCCGTCTTAGAGATTCTCTCTGAATAGATATTTTATCAAAAGCTTCATCATAGTAAGTAAAGATATTACCTTTAAAACCACACGATAAGCAATTAAATATACCTAGTACCCTATCAATTCTCATGCTAGGGTTATTATCATCATGTTCTGGGTTGAGGCATCTTATAACAAAATCACCTCCAGATTCTCTATAATCTACTTTCTTCTTATCCAAAAGTTCCTGAACTATCATAACTCTTGAACCTCTTCTCCTGTTGGCTCAGTTTCTCCAGGGACATATCCGTTGTCTGGGCCTATTTTAAGAGTAGCCCAGTCTATCTTAGATATAAAACCTACTTCTCCACCATTCCTCATCTTAGTGCATTTAAACTCTATTATACCGTCCTCTTTAGAGTGAGTATCCAGTGTGAATGCAGCGTCTGGAGCATCCAGAATTCCTTTAGCAAATCTTGCCTCTCCAGAGGCATCTATTTGGTAAGGAGATACCATTATGACTCCATAGTTTTGAGCCATTTGCTTTAAAGCCTTACTAACTTCTATCTGCTCCGACCAATCGTATTGACCAATCTTTGCAGCTCTACCATGTCTCTCTACCTGATTTATATAATCCACTACCACTATCTTTGGCTGTAGAATTTTCACTTTCTTATCTAGCTCAGTTCTTATCTTACTAAGAGACAGAGAGGCATCATGAACAACGTCTATTTGGGTCTCTCTTAGAGGTTTTATATTTAGAGATGCGTGAAGTTCTTCAAAGTTTCTATGTCTTAGATACTCCTGATAGTCTTTCTCCCCCTCTTCAAATCTAGAAGACCACCAAGTGGCTACTCTTTCCCACTCGGATATAGATAAGTTTTTATGCATGATAGCAGTACTAGGCACTCCAGTAGCAATTGAGCATACTCTCTGCAAAATACTTCTAGAGTTCATTTCAATAGTAAAATATATAGTAGAATCTCCTTTAGAAAAAGATCTCTCTACTATATTAGCGCAGGTTACAGACTTACCATGACCCCGCTTACCACCTATTAGTATTAAATCTCCTGGTCCAAAAGTAGTCTCTAAATCGTACTCTGAGTTTAGACCAAGAGGTACACTACGCTCTAGCATCTCTTCTGGCTCGAATAAAGAGATTTTCTGCATATTTTCTTCTTCTGGAATTAGATCAATCTTATCCTCTAATTCTAAAACTATATCCTGAATAGCTTCTACTATCTCTTCGGCAGTACTCATTGCAACAGAAGTCTCTAAAAACTTCTCAATCAGATTCATACTCTCTGACTGGGCATACTCATTTTTTAGATACTCTAATAGCTGAGAACAAGCTATATCTACTTCTTCAGAAACCTCTATAGCATATAATTTCTCTCTTAGTCTTGCGTCTCTAATAGAGAGTTTCAAGTCCTCAAAAGTTGGAAGAGTTCCGTATAGAGTAGAGTGTTTCTCTATTAAATCATGTACCTTGTGATATTCTTTAGGAAGATAATGACGATGAAAAGCACCCCAGGTGTCACCATCCGAGTCTTTCAGTATCTTCCTAATTAATACACTGGCAAGGTTCAATCAAGTATTCTCTTTGTAAAAGGCAGCTTCTAACAAGCAAGAAAAAGAGAGCGGAAGAAAATCTCCCGCTCTCAAAAGGCTATTTATAAAAAATTAGCCTGCTGCTTTTTCTTTCTTAGCCGCACCATCGTAGTCAGAGGCAGTCAGACCACGACGAGTAAGCATCGTTTTAACTCCGCGAGGGCTTTTCTCAATAGCTTCTGCAATCTCTGTTACAGTCATTTTGCTAATGTCACCCAGTTCTTCAAGAGCATCAACTTTAGAAGATGCTTTGCGGTCACGTTGCTTAGGAATACTAGTAATTTGCTCTGCTTTCAGTAAAGAAAGAGCTTTACCGCGTGCGCGTGCTACTTCTACACCAAGATCTTCTGCGATTTCTTCGATGAAGGAACCACCATTAGCCAGTTCGATGAAACGTGCTTCTTGTGCATCCGTGAAAGTCTTAGCAGACTCAGGACGAGGAGCAGGACGAACGTGTTGGTACAGTTGCATAGACAGGATTTTACCCTGAATTTCTTTTGCTTTGAAAGCTCCGCCTTCAAAAACGTCTGCAATATCTGCATAAGTAAACTTACCAGAGTTATCTTCTACAAGAGTACGCAGAAGTCCTTCTTGAGCTTCTGAGAATTTAGAAGGCTCTGCTGTTACAGGAGCTACTTCAAATTCCATTTTTCGGAGTTTAGATGCGATAGAACGAGAAGAAGTTTCAAGCAACTCTGCTGCTCCTTCTACTGTTGCACGTGATACAGGAGACTCATCTCCTACATAGTTTACAAGTGTTTCTGTTCGTTCTTCGGTCCATTTAGGGGTAGTCATATATTTATTATCCTATTAGTTCATTAATGTTTGTGGTTATCACGATTCCAGTTTCTCTAGCCTTCTTAGTCTTACTGGATTCGACTTGGCTTTCATTTACTAAGTGAGTAGTATCTTTAGTTACAGTAGACTTTACGGTATACCCTGCTGCTTCTAATGCTTTAGTGGCTTCTGCTTTGGTCTTGTAAGAAGTTAATCTTCCAGAAATACACACCACACCTAGCGATTTAGTAGGCTCTCTTACTTCTTCAGACTTGAAGGAGAAAGGTAGCGCATCTTTTATTAAAGGAAACTCACCATAAAACCAGTTTAACAAGTTAGATGTTACTGTTGGCCCTAGTCCCGCAGCAATACAAGCCTCTTCGCCCAACTCGTCTAGTGATGAAATTATAGAGCACAGCTTTTTAG